ACATCCTACATTGTGAGATTCAGAGATAACCGGGACATCATTTTTTAATTGGGTGAGAGTTTCATCTTTTTGAAGTGAGGAATTGTTTTTCCAAAGAAGGTAAGTCACTAGGGCTGTGATAACAGGTACTGCAAACATATTCGTATCCCGATTGTAAATATACACAAAAATAGAATAATATATAGTAAATCGCACAATGGCATTCAATTTACGAATATTATCAAACTCTTTTACAGGAAAGATTTCAAATAAATAGGGTCTTTCATATAAAATACTCGGTTGATTATACCAAAAAGGTGTATACATCTATATCCATAGAAAACATTAAAAAAATAATTATTGATCGTCTTTTGTAACTTTGACTTGGGCCTTTCTCTGTTTCAGTTTTTTCTGGAGTCTTTCTTGGGTTTTGTTCCGAGGTTGTGATGGTTGTGCTGGTTCAGGCATCCCTTGCCCTTGCATCCCTTGCATCATAGATAACGCTTGAAACATAGGATTTTGTCCCATACTTTGATACATTGATTGGGCTTGCTGAACCATAGCCTCTTGATCAATTTCACCCGTATCCACTTTCTGAGACACTGTTGTATGGATTGTATTCATAATTTTACCGAGTCCATCCCCACTCATCAATTTTTGAAAGACCTCCATAGGATTATCTGAATCCGAATCCAACATAGACTCTATATCAAGAGATTGAGATACTTCTTGAGCTATTTTACCTATATCGGATTGAAGCATCATTTGTTCCATACCCTCTAAAGGATTGGTAACTTCTGCTTCAGGAGAGGGTTCGGGTAAGGGTTCTTGCATATTTTCTGTCATTTTTTTGATTTTCTTAACATCCGAGGCGACATTCTTATCCTTGATATCTATCTCTTTATTATCCGATAAGTCTGACAAAGCCGATTGCAAATCCTGACTAGATTTATGATTGATAGCGAGCAAGCAAAACGTTTGAAGATATTTCCAAATCGCTTCTTTTGTTTTATCGGATATATTTGTACTCCACATATGTTTGAATGAGATATCTGTCAAGATCATAGGATCCTCATCAAATACAGATTCATCTTTATTGGTGATCTTCTTATTTAATTTATGTACCCGATCCAAAAATTCTAGGAGTAATTCTTGTTGGTCTAGTTGGCAAGACTCTAAGAGTAAGACCTCCATATAGACATCTTCCAATTTCAGTTTATATTCAGGGAAAACTTTGATGATATCTTGAATAAAATTCTTAAACACTGACAAACATTGATTTCCACAGTCCATTTGATAAGTAGCGATATAAATAAATACTAATTGGGACGCATTATTTAAGTAGATTTCTTTCAGCCATCAATCGTTCATAGGATTCATCCATTTTCTTGAGTTTTTCAGATTTTTGGAATTGTTGATTACTCGTTTCTAAGGGTATTTTGTTGGGTGATTGAGCTAACGAATCATTGGAATCACTGATAAAAGAAAAACGATTGTCTTCCAGAGAAACCCTTGCTTTACTACAATCATCATTGGATTCGGATATAGGCGAAAATTCACACCCGCCATCCGGGCACCATCCTACAATATCGTCAACTGGATCGTGACTCGGACCCTTCTCCACTTTTGTAGGACGTGCTCCGATACCTTGTTGGGTTTGTTGGGCTTGTTGGGATGGTTGGGTTTGTTGGGATGGTTGTCCTGAACCCATATAGCGTTGTTTCAACTCTGGATTTTGTTTGAATATCTGATCTACCATATTATTTAGGTAACCAAAGACATCATCATTACGTATCATATTTTGATCTACCACCAATGTGGGTACACTCTGAACATAATCCGGAAACTGTTGTGTAGCGACATCAATTATATGAAATTGACTTCGTAAAAAATCATATTTGTGAATTCCAATTAACAATCTCTTACAATGAGGACAATTACGACTGATAAATAAGTTTCTCTGACTCATTTATATCCAATCAATAAATAATAATGAGATGAATAAACACATAGGTGAATAAACTACAGGTAAATTTGATTTAAATATAATCTTCTTTAGTATATAACAATATGGACGAAGAAGACTTGGGACAAGATTTTGACTATGAAGAACTTGATTATTCGGATGAAGAAGTGGATGAAGAGGTAAATATCATAGATCCCTCTGAAAAACCAGATAACCTTCAATTTTACAAACACTATACGAAACAATCCAAAAAACGTATAACCGACCCTTGTTTAACCAAGTATGAAAGAACTAAGGTCTTATCTGAGAGAGCCCAACAAATTGACAATGGTGCGATGTTATACATCCCGTTAACCGATAACTTAACCAATGCCTACCAGATTGCCGTTGAAGAACTACGCCAAAGAAAACTACCGTTTATCATTTGTCGGCCGTTACCCAATGCGATGGGATATGAATATTGGAAATTAAATGATTTGATCTATTGAAAAAAATATTGACTAAGTATATAGATGAAATTGGATACGTATTGTGTTGCTTTGATTGTCTTGATTTTATTTTTGGTGTATATTGACCAAACTAACAATGTAGAGGGGTTTGGTGCTGAGTTGAGCGAGCTAGACACGCCTCCGATCGGTCCTTACTCTGGTTCTCCTCCTCAACAAAGACAACAAGATTATGAACCCATTGGTCTTAAACCTCAGAAAGTTGCTATGAAACCTCCGGTAAGTATGGGGAGTGTAATGGGTCTGGTTGAGAGCGCGGGTTCTCCGTTGGCATCGTTAGATTCGGCCTTTGAGGTGATGGGTCCATCACCCGTTCCCACACAGATTCCAGCAGATGTTCGTTCTTTTGGCTCACGTGTGGGTGGTCCCGACAACACCGGCGATGAATCTTTGGGTTCTGCGATGGCTTCTGCGATGGCTCCTGCACCCAGTGGGGGTGACTCGGGTGGCGCTTCCAAGTCATTAGAAGTTCATATGGTGTACGCTCCTTGGTGTGGATGGTCCAAGAAGGCGCTCCCTGATTTTGAGAGATTAGAAAGTGAATTTAATGGTACCCAAATGGGTGATTACTCGGTAACTGTTGTGAAACATGATTCAGATACAGCCGAAGGTAAGGCGGTGGCTAAGGAACACGGCGTCAAGGGATTCCCTACTCACTTTGTAATTAAAGACGGTCAAAAGATGGATGCGAGAGGCCGTTCGTTTGACGAACTATCTGCTCAAATTAAAGAACTCACGGCTTAATATTTTTTATCCACAACATATTGAGTTCGGTAGCCTCCTCCCGCAGCAGCCGCAGTTTCATCCCCATAGGCACCGGTATTTTGTTGAGCGTAATCCCAGTATTCTTGGGCTCCTAATTTAAAATCATCGTGGTCTGAGGCTTTGTACCAAAAGACCTGGTCTTCTAATTTATTACTTTTCGCATTGTTATTGATCACCAAGCACTCATAATTTTCGGTGCATTGATCCATAACTTGACAAAACATTTCAAAGGAAGGAAACATTCCCGCATAGTGATCATACAATCGTTTTCTATTGTTGACGAAATTTTCTCGTAAGATAAATACAAAATCTACATTGGTTCGTAAATTCGGTGGAATACCCAACGCATACTGCATTGTAATCACAAATAAAATCTTGAAGTGACGACCATTCATAAACAATGAACGCACATTTTTGTCTTTGACCCACGATTGATCGTAAATACAATCGTCCAACAACAAGAATAATCTTGGATCGATGACTGCATTGGCATTGATTTTATCAATCATCATTCGTTGTCGTTTCAATACATTGGCTATGATACCCGGTGTATATTCATCGTGAATAAATAACGGAGGGACCATTTTACGATAATATCCGTTGGCTGCCTCGGTGGCTGAGATCACTTGACCGCAGGGAATATCTCTGTGTTGATACAATAAGTCTTTACACAAGAACGACTTACCGGTTTCACGCTTCCCGATCAAAACCACCACTTTGTCATCTTTGATTTGACTCATATCAAATTTCTTAAGTTGTATTTCCATTATACAATGATAGATACTTTATTTTCTACTGATTAAACGTTTAATCTAGCTAATTAATGTATGTCAATGAATCAATGGATATTAAGTATCACAAATGGTCTAAATCAGAAGCCAAACATTTCTTTCAATCGTGTAGAAATCACTTGAATGTGTCTGAACCTCAACTCTACTTTCCTATAATGTCATTATTCTTTTATACTCATAACACCCCCAATTCTCACCGTGTGATTGATTTTAAGAGAGATCATTATGTCAAAGAAATCCTATCTCAAACTCCACTTAAACCGTACACCTCCAATAGTTTAGTGAAATGTATTGTTCACGAAAAGAATGTTGTTCAGACCCGAACTCTATTTGCGAAAGCCATCCCCTTGTTAGATCCCATTCATTACTTATTGAATAATTATTGTATCAGTCATCACAGAAATCCTCTGTTACCCTCGAATTATAATTTCAATACGATATCCAAGATTAATGATATGAATAATATGGGATATATTGATGTCTTTTTTTCTTTTGTAGCGAGCCAGATTAGTCTTAAAAATCTCAATCCATCGTTCCCTGTGTACTATGGAGCTTTCACTTGTTTGGGAAATTATAAACATGATATCACTGAAGATATTCACGAACTAAAACACCACGATGGATTTAAATCAATGTTATCTATGATTCACATAGATCAATTTGACCTTGGATCAGACTCAGATTCAGAATCTGAAGAAGAAGATTACATCGCTACCTTTCAAAAATTTCCTATGATCTATCAATGTATTGAAGCTCTAGAGGGAACCTTAGAAGATATCATACAACAAGAGTTATCATTATCCCTACTCAAAAGTTGTTTATTTCAAATTACCTTTGCTTTGATTTATCTTCAGAAACACTATTATTTCACACATAATGATTTACATATTAATAATGTGATGTATCAATCCACCGACAGACCTTTCTTGTATTATAAATACAATAATCAATATTTCAAGATCCCTACGTATGGAAAGCTATTCAAAATCATTGATTTCGGACGAAGTATATTCACCTTTCGCAAAAAAACCTATATGAATGATGTATTTTCTAAATATGGAGAGGCTGAAGGACAATACACTCACCCACCCCAAGTATCTTTCTTAAAACAAGATTTGTCTGAACCCGTATATCCAAGTTATCATTTTGATTTGTGTCGATTGGCTATTACGATGATTGATGAAATACGATACAATCATGATGAAACTCTAGAAGATGACGATGATTATCAAGACTTTTTAGATTATTTGAAATATTTGGTAACAGATAAACAAGGTGTTCGTTTAGATAAAGTAGATGATAATTTTGATTTATATGTACGGATATCACGAGATGCCTGTCATTGTCTGCCTAGTGAAGTAATTCAAAGTTCTTTTTTTAAAGAATTTCGGGTGAAAAAGAAAGTATTTCCTAAAAAAACTTATTATACAACTTAGAAAGGACATTGACCTCCTTTCATATCATTCATACGAACTACGGTCGTTGCTTTAGGAGTTTCACTCAAAGCGATTTTACCAAATAGCACTACGATAAAGGTAATTATAAATAAGATAATTGTATCGTGTAATTTATCTTGTTGTTCTTTTTCAGAACGACTTTTTTCTCTGGTAATCACATACACCACAGCCGTGATTATAGATGAAACTACTAAACTAAATCCAAAAGAAGTATCTAACATATAGTTTCTCATTAGACAAAATATTCTCAATTTAGACTCATTCAGTACCGTCTTCCCCTTCATCTGATTCACCACCTTCACCACCTCCATCTGAATTGGGACCCGTGGGCTCTGTTACAGTGGCACTCCCGGTTCCAAATTCAATTCCATCGGTAGAAATTCTCGTAGTTAACAGGAAGGAATAGATGTATCTGAATGCATAGGTGAAACCAAAGGATATATACTCAGCACCTAGAGAAACATACTCGTTTAATTCATTCATAGCATAGATTATACCGAATCCTATCACTAAGGGAGCGATCAATACCACCAAGAATAATTTACCCCGATCCATAGACATTACATTGGAAAATTTAGATGTAAATAAGGAAGGAATATCGGTTGATTGAAAGTTGAAATCAATGACTTTCTTGATTAAACCCATCACTGAGTTACTCATACCCTCTAATAAATTCCCGATGAGTAGTATTACGTAACGGAAACCATAGTATCCAAAAGGTAATCCTATGACTATCAATGCTAGGACAAATAGAATAATACGATAGAGAGGAGGTAGTAGCTCATCTAATTCAGGCATCGGGGCGATACCGTGAGCGAAAGCATCGTTATTTAATTGATAACATTCACTACCTAACCATTCCATATGTCCGTCATTGTCTGCTCCATCCCTGTGAGAGCAGGTATCTGTATCCGAGGACCATTGACACGAAGGATATCTTTCACAGGCCTGTTGTTTAGTCACACCATCTAAATCAATAAACGACATATCATTCACTTCGTCGCAGATACCCGCTCCATCCGAATTATAATGACAAATATATTCTCCACCTCCACCATATCCATCATCACAATCCACATTACAACTACTCATAAGACTCGCCGAGCACTCACTGCGATGAACTCCTTGCTCTTCCATTGTGATTTCACCTCCCGTCCAGGTAGTAGGAATATCCGGTTGGTCTTCTAACCGATCTACCAATGTTTCACAAGTTCCTGTATTGTAATAGTTGTATTTTTGAACGTACACTTTGTTATTTTGTTCGCATTCAAAGGCCGTTCGTATATCGTTCACTTCAAATTGACGAGATTCATCCAATGCTTCACAAACACCCGTGTAATCTCCAATACTGTCTGAATTTACATATTGAAATCCATCTTGGTGATTTTCACTAGACTCACATAATTCTGTTAAGCTAAATTCCCCACTATCCACAATACATTCGGGTGTTTGCGTTTGGGTCCAGCTAATTCCACCGTCACTTTCTTCCAAGGCAGTCAACTCATTCAACTCATTACACACATCCACGCTTTCCTTCGTATTCGGATCTAAGCAAACACGCTCACCGTCTTCTATCGTGTATTCATTACCCAACGCCTTACAAATATGTTTGACTGGATATCGTTGGTTCGGGTCTTCACTACTCTGACAAAAGGTTCCATAATGAGCGTGATATTCTCCAATATAATTACATTGGCTCTCTACATCCCCACCAGAAATATCACACACCAGATACTCTTTGAGTTCATCTTGATTAGACTCAAATAAAGTAGTGAAGGTATCACTTACACTCACAGTATCTCCCGATGTGTAACCGGTTCCCAAACATCTGTCTGAGTTATTCACAGAACCAGCTAAACTAGAAGACATCATTAAATGATTTTTAGTGCAATTGAAGGGTTCGGTATCACCAAATTCACTACATCGGGGTGTCACTAAATCGGAATGACAATAATTA